GCCGATTTGGCCACTTCCACGCCGGCGCGGCACATGACTTCCTCCACCGTCACCCCAAACGCCTTAGCGAACATGGCCACGTCTTTGGCCTTGATGGTCTGCTGGCCGTTGGTCATCCGGCCAATCGCCGAATAGTGCAGGCCGACACGTTCACCCAGTCCCCGAGTGGTCAGGTGGTTGCGCCGCATCTGCAGCTTGAACCATTCCGAATCTAACCCGGCCAACATCTTCAACTTCCCACTGTCTGAAACCGTCGCGCTATACTTTTTCATATCCGCCCCCATGTGGCCCAGCCATTGGGCAGCACAAAGATCGCACCTCGTTACGGTCTGCGCAACAAAAATAAAAGCGAAACTTAAATTATTTTCACCCCAGTGCATCTTATCTCTTGACCTTCAGGTGCGCAGATCGTAACTTGAGCCTATGAGCGAACCAAACCCCAACCGAAAATCCGCATCACGTTGCGAAAACCCGGCCTTCAGCCAGGCCGCCAAGATCATCGCCCGCTTTGGTGGTGACTTGAAAATGGCAGCCGCCCTGGGCGCGCACCGTGTCACCGTCTACCGCTGGACGCACAGCCGGCCGTATGGGTCCGATGGGCTCATCCCGGGGCCAAGCGTCGAGCGTGTCCTTGAAGCTGCCGAGCGTTGCGGGATCACCCTCACCGCCGAAGACTGGCTGCCTGAACGCATCACCTACTAGCCCTTCCAACACGTCCCCCGGCACAGCCCGGATAAGGAGCTCCACATGAAACCTCATCTCCATCTGCTCACCAAACTGGGTGCTTGCCGCGAAGCACAAGCGTTCGCCAAGATCTGCCCTGACCTTGAAACGGCCTGGAACACCTGCGACCGGTCCGACTGGATGATCTGGCTGCTGCGCCGGCTGAAATACGACGACGCCAAGGTCTATCGGCTGTACTCGTGCTGGTGCGTGCGTAACACCCCATTGGCCAATGGCCGGATGGTATGGGATCTGCTGACCGATCCGCGCAGCCGGAACGCCGTGGTGGTAGCGGAACGGTTTGCGGTGGGTGAAGCTACTGCTGACGAACTGCGCGAAGCACGCAACGCCGCCGCCACCGCCACCGCCGCCAACTACGCCGCCACCGCCGACGCCGCCGACGCCGCCGCCACCGCCGCCGCCGCCGACGCCACCGCCGACGCCGCCGACGCCGCCGCCACCACCGCCACCGCCGCCACCTACGCCGACGCCGCCGCCACCTACGCCGACGCCGCCGACGCCGCCGACGCCGCCGACGCCGCCGCCGCCACCGCCGCCGCCTACGCCGACGCCGCCGCCACCGCCGCCGCCACCTACGCCGACGCCGACGCCGCCGACGCCGCCGCCACCGCCGACGCCGACGCCGCCGACGCCGCCGCCACCGCCGCCGCCGCCGACGCCACCGCCGACGCCGCCGACGCCGCCGCCACCGCCGCCGCCTACGCCAAGGCCACCTACGCCAATGCCACCTACGCCTGGACGGCAGCCCGAAAGGCGCAGGCCCGGCAACTGCGTGAGATGGTTCCTTTCAACATTATCGCGGGGCTGATCAAGTGACCTACATTCTAGGCATTGACCCGGGCATGGGGGGCGCCCTGGCCATGTATGCCCCGAACAAGACTCCCATCGTGTGGGACATCCCCAAGTCCGTCGACTCAGGTATAGACCCCATCGCCCTGGCCGACCTGATTGCGCGCATCCATCTGACCTACCCGGGCGTCACCGCGGTGGTTGAGCGTGTCTCCAGCATGCCCCGCCAGTCCGGCGCATTCGCCTTCGGGCTGAGCACCGGCATCATCCACGGCTGCCTGGCGTCGGCCGGCATCCCATTCGAGCTGGTCAGCCCAGCCGTCTGGAAGGCCAAGATGGGGCTGACCAAGTTCCCCACTGAAACCTACGCCCAGAACAAGACCCGCGCCCGCGCCCTGGCCACCCAGTTGTTCCCCGAGCGGGCTAAAGAGTTCAAGCGCGTCAAGGACGATGGCCGCTCTGAAGCGCTTCTCATGGCTGTGTACTGGTCGAACCGAGGCAAATGAACCCTTCCCCCGTCCGCATGCGGCATCTCGCCATACACCACACTGGTCATGTCGAACACCCCCGGGTTGTGCTGGGGATTTAGCAGGAACTGCGGCAGTCCCGGTCTCGGCCGGAATAGTTGGTGCGGGGGATTAGGTTCCGTTGTTTTTCCGAAAGCCTGAACCAAGAACTGAGCCGTGATGCGGCTTTTGTCCAAAAGGAGGGCCCATTGAGCCACCCTGCCTATGCGCAAATCGGCACCCCCGAAACCAAGGTGATGGAGGAGTGCGCCGAACTGATCCAGGAAATTTGCAAGGTGCAGCGGTTCGGGTGGTTCAACTGGCACCCAGAAGACCCCATGCGCGTCACGAACCTGGAACGGGTCAAGCGAGAAATGGATGACGTCCTGAAAGCCTGCGGCAAGCTCGACGCCCGCCTGACCCAGCTAGCACACGACCACTACAAATCCACCGACATCGTCTGATGTCCATCTGGAGGAACCATGACCAGCAAGGAAATGCTCAAAGCCACGTTGCCCAAGGATTGCATCTGGGAGAACGTCGCGCCGCTTGGCTCCATTCCGAAGTGGAGGATCATCCCAAAGCCGAAAGGGTGGGGTGAGTGATGGGCTCCTTCGACGATTCCTACCACATGACCTGGACCAAGGCGGATCGCCGCCGGATCAAGCGGGACCGCGCCAAGTCCCCCTTCGCATGGGAGCGGGCCCTCCCGCTGCCCTGGGAACGGTGAGTCATGAACAGAGACGATCTTGAGGCAAGCATTGCAGCGAGAAACCCGGAAGTCTGGCGTCCGTCCCAAATATCATCCAAAGTGTCTCAGGAAATGGACGAGTTAATCCGGTGCCGCGCCATTCAGGGAATGGACGAGTTGATGTACTGCCGAGCCATCCTGGACCATGCAGGGGACTTCTCCACCAGCATCCATGGCGGCATTGAAGCCCTAGTGGCAGAGCGGGATTCCCTCCGTAGGGCACTGGGAACAAGTGTTATGTGCCCCAAGTGCGCCGAAGTCATCCTGCCCCGCCAACAGATCCGTTGATCTTGTCCAGGCGCAGCCCTGGACCCCAAGGAGAAAATCATGACCCCCGAAATGAAAGCCTATCTTCAAATGCCGAATTGCCCGGCTCCCCGGACGCTGGACATTGATGGTCCGGTTCCCGAACTTAAATCCCAGATCGACATCCTCGTTGATCGATTCCTCTCCTGCCCTCTGCCCGACAGCGTGTGCGCAGACCTGTGCGCCACCCGCCAGGGACCGGGGCGTGTCGGGACCAACCTCTTGAGCGGAACCGAGGCGAAGGAAGTGCTGTCGAAGGTTCTGGCAGGCTGCCACATCACCCTTTAACCCAGCCTGTCCAGGAGCCACCCTCAATGATCAAGCGCGCCTTCCAGGCATGGATGCGAACGAAACTCGGCTGGTTCCTGCCAAAAACCCTGACCGTCTTCGAACGTCAGCTCAGCGAAGCCTATCGCGCTGGGTTCAAGGCCGGCCGGGCGCACAAGGTGAAACACTGATGCAAATTGAGACGCCCTATCCTTACCAGCTGACCGGAGCCGACTACCTGGCCGCCCATCCGCAGGCCTTCCTTGCCGACGACATGGGCCTTGGGAAGTCGTGTCAGGCGGTGGTTGCGTCCGACCTGATTGGCGCCGACCGGATCCTGGTGCTATGCCCGGGCAGCGTGCGGGTCAACTGGGAAAGGGAGTTCCAGAAGTTCAGCCCGATGGACCGGCCCTGCCGGGTGCTGATGACCGGAGAGGATGAAGTGCCAACCACAGGCGTGGTCATCTGCAGCTATGATCTGCTGGTGGCGCCCACGGCCACCAAGGCAGAGAAGCGCGCAAAGAAGGCACCGGAAGACCCGGCGCTGAAAGCCAAGGCCAAGGCCGCGCGCCAGCTCAAAGCGAAGCGCCAGGCCTTCCTCCGCGCGATCCAGGCCACCCGCTGGGATGTTCTCGTCCTGGACGAAGCCCAATACCTGAAGGACCGCGGCGCCGGACGCACCACCGCAGTGTTTGGCCACAACGTCAACGACCTTGGCATCGCCGGCAACGCCGAGCGGATCTGGCGCCTATCCGGCACCCCAGCCCCCAACAACGTCAGCGAACTCTGGATCCACCTGCGCAGCGCCGGCATCATCACGATGGGCTACTATGACTTCGTGGCGCGCTACTGCGTCTGCGTCGAGGGAAAGTTTGACGTCAAGATCGTCGGCAGCAAAAACGTCGATGAGCTGAAAGGTCTGCTCAGCCAGTTCATGCTGCGCCGGATGAAGGCAGACGTGCAGCAGGATCTGCCACCTATCCGCTTCGTTGAAGTTGCCGTCGAGGCGAGCCCGGTGCCGATGAGCGCCACCGAGGTGGAGGAAATCCGGGTGGGTGAGCAGACGCTGTCCCAAGCCCTCGCCGCCATCGCGCCAGAGGCCGTCCAGGGCGTCCTGGACACCGAGGGTGTGGCGATGGCCACCCTGCGCCGATACACCGGTCTGGCGAAGCTCCCAGGCGCCCTGAAGATCATCCAGGAAGAACTGGAGTCGGGCACCCTGGACAAGATCGTCTTGTTTGCTGTCCACCAGGCAGTAGTTGAAGGTGCGCAGAAGACCCTGGCCAATTTCGGCGCCGTTTCCGTCTACGGCAAGACGCCCGGGCCCCAGCGCCAGGCCAACATCGATCGGTTCAGCAAGGACCCATCTTGCCGGGTCATCGTCGGAAATATCACGGCCGCCGGCGTGGGCGTCAACGGCATGCAGGACAGCTGCAGCGAGGTGGGCCTGCTGGAGTCCAGCTGGGTTCCCAGCGACAACGCCCAGGCCGTCGCCCGCGTGCATCGCAACGGCCAGTCAAAGTCAGTCAGAGTGCGGGTATTCAGCCTGCACAACTCCAGCGATGAGCCGGTGAACGCCGCACTCATCCGCAAGATCCGCGAGCTTGCGAAAATATTTTAAAATTTCTGTTGCGAATGCCGTAACGGGAACCTAATCTTTCAACACACCCACAAGGAGGACCACCAGTGATCAACGTTTCCTTCAACCTGTCCGAAGTGCGCCCCAAGGAAGCCAGGGCCCTTTCCGCGATGCTCGCGGTGATCGGCGGCGCGCCGGAACTCAATCTCGACGCGCAGCTCGGCGATCTGCTCCCCAATGACCTGGCCCGGGTCTCCGCGGTGTTCAAGTCGTACATCAATGCCAGCCTGGTACCGAACGCCCGGGAGAAGAGCGCCTGCGCCGACGACTGCGTGCATCCGGATCACCATCACCTAAGTTTGCCCGAAGGTCCGGTCCAGCCCGAGTGCCCGCTGTTCGCCGGCTGTCCGGAAACGCCCCAGACTGGGCGCCCTGAGCCCGCAGAGGCGTCGCAGGCGGCCGAGCCTGTCCTCGCCCAGCCCGAACCCGCCGCGGCTCCTGAGCCCATCCATGGCCCCGTCCCGGCCGACGCCATGCAGCCCGTCAGGCGCAAGCGCCGGACCAAGGAGCAGATGGAGGCCGATGAGGCTGCGCCCGCCGTTCTCGGCTGTGGCGTCAAGAACCCTGACGAGAAGCTGACCGGGGTGGCCGCGGACCCTATCCAGGCGGGCCCCGTCACCGCGCCGGTCGTTGCGTCCGCTGCGGCTGCAGGCCCGGCGGCTACGACACCTGCATCTGCCTCTGAGCCCACCGGCGACGACCTCCGTGCTGCCCTGAAGGTCTACGCCAAGGTCCATGGCATGCCCAAGGCCATCGAGCTGATCAAGGACTTCGGCTGCGAGCGCATCAGCGAGCTGGAGACGAGGCCCATCACTGACCGGCTGGAGTTCATGAAGTTGGCCTCCAATGCCTGACCTCCACAGCATGCTCTCCCCCAGCGCCGCCGAGCGCTGGATGAACTGCTTCGGCAGTGGCTTCCTGTCCGAGGGGATGCCCCAGAAGACCTCGGCCTACGCGAAAGAGGGCACCACGGCCCACGCGCTAGGCGAGGCCATCCTCACCGGCAACACCTTCGACGAAGAAACCCCCGGCGACATGTATGAGAACGTCCGCATCTACACCGAGTATGTGCAAGGCCTGGCCGCCCAGCCTGGCGCCATCCTCCACGTCGAGCAGCAGGTAAAGATCACCGAGAACTGCTGGGGCACGTCTGACGCCACGGTGTGGGCGCCCAAGAGCGAAACGCTGTATGTTAACGACTTAAAATATGGGGCTGGCATCCCCGTCAGCGTCCGCGGCAACCTGCAGCTCAAGCTCTACGGCCTGGGCGCCCTGCTGACCTGTGGCTACCCCGCCGACATCATCAACGTGGCGATCATCCAGCCTCGGATCCAGCACGAAGATGGCTGCGTCCGCTCGGTAGACTACGACGCGGTCGACCTGATTGAGTTCCACGCCGACGTCCTGGCTGCCGAGAAGAAAGTCATGGCCGCCAACCGTGACGGCGAATCGGACATGAAGACCTACGGCTACCTCACCGGCTACTGGCACGACACCTACCTGCACCCCACCGAAAAGGGCTGCCGGTTCTGCCTGGCCGCGCCGAAGTGCCCGAAGCTGCTCAAGGAGTCCAAGCAGCTGGCCAGCCAGGTTTTCGGGCCCACCCAGGCCTACAACCCGAAGGAACTGGCCGAGGTGCTGGACCGGCTGCCCCTGCTGGAAGGCTGGATCAAGAACGTCCGGGAGTTCGCCTACAACGAAGCTGAGGCCGGCCGGGTTCCTCCCACCTACAAGTTGGTGGAGAAGCGTGCCACCCGGAAGTGGAAGGAAAACGTGCTCGACATCTGCCTCATGGGCGTGCTGAAGATCACCGACGAATCCCAGGTCTACAAGCCCAAAGAGCTGTTGCCGGTGGGCGACATCCTCAAGCTCTGCCCCGGGCGCAACAACGATGAACGCAGCAAGGTGCTGGAGCCCTTCACCGTCAAGGAAAGCTCGGGTCACACCCTTGTGCCCGATTCCGACAAACGGGAACCCGTTCGCCTTGATGCCAAGGCGACTTTCTCACAGGAGTTAAAGTGACCTTTGCCGTCACCATCGAAAACCTGAAGGCCCACGTGGTGGCCTTCATCCAGGCCGAGGGCATCGAACTGGAAGGCGGCGCCCATAAGTGCCTCGCCAAGTTCGCCGCCTTCGTGGAGGGCAAGCAGGCCGAGCAGGACGCCATCGATCTGCTGACCGCCCGCGGCTACACCATCAACCCGCCGCTGGTGATCCTGCCGGCGCCCCCGGCCCTTCCGTAACAGTTCCGCTTCACCGCCGGTAGGCCGGCTGCCTACCATTCGCTCTCTTTCTGGAAAGGGTCATCACATGACCACCGATCGAATCATCACCCCCGAGTTCCGCGCCTGCTTCGTCTCGCTGTTCAAGGCCACCGGCTTCAAGAATGCCGACGGCACGGAAGGCAAGCGCACCTATTCCATCAAGGCCGCGTTCCCCCCGACCGCGGATCTCTCCCAGCTGATCGCCCAGGCCAAGCAGGCGGCCATGGACAAGTGGGGCAACAACATCCCCAAGACCCTGCGCAGCCCGTTCCGCAAGAACGAGGAGACCGACAACCCGGTCCAGGGCATCGGCGACGACTGGACGATCATGACCTTCAGCGCCAACGAGGACAAGTTCAGCCCCCGGCACAACCTGGTGGACGCGAGCAACAACGGCATCATGGACGAGGTCGAGGTCTACTCGGGCGCCTGGTTCGCCGCCCAGGTCCAGGCCTACGCTTACGACACCGCCGGCAACAAGGGCGTCTCCTTCGGCCTGCGCAACGTGCAGAAGCGCCGGGAGGATGAACCCATCGGTGGCGGCAGCGGCCCCGCCAACAAGGCCTTCGAAGCCGTCGCGGCGTCCGGACCCCAGGGCACGCCGAAGAACGCGGCCAATATTTTTGGCTGAGATGTTGCTAGTTTCGTAACACGTTAACGTCATCGCCCCGAAAGGGGCTTTGGCGGTGAAAAGGAGCCTCACATGATCAAGCGTGCAGCCATCCGCGACCGAGTCTACGAAGAGCAGCGGGACCAGCTCATCCCGATTGCCGAATCCTACGCCAACCAGGTGGTGAAGTGCCGGGCCGGCGTAGGCGCCATTGAGAAGTTCCGCGAGGAGTGGACCCGGTGCTTCTGCGACCAGATGAAGAAGCTGGCGATGGCTCTGGGGATCGCGGTTGAAGTTGAGATGGGGAGCTGAAGGTGTCGATCGCGCACCTTGACTTGGAAACTCGCTCATCCTGCGACCTGAAGGCATGTGGTCTGGACGTCTACTCGAAAGACCCGACGACGGACGTTCACTGCGCGGCCTACGCCTTCGACGACGAGCCAGTCCAGATCTGGACCGCCGCCCAACCGTGCCCTGAACGGCTGCGCCAGCATATCGAAGCCGGCGGTTTGGTGTACGCCCACAACGCAGCCTTCGAGATAGCCCTGACCAACGAGGTGCTCGCCAAACGGCACGACTGGCCCACCCTGAAGCCCGAGCAATGCCGTTGCACAATGTGCATGGCCTACGCGATGGCACTGCCCGGCAGCCTGGAGAACGCCGCGCCAGCGGTGGGGCTCACCGAGCGCAAGGACGGGCTGGGCAAGCGGGTGATGATTAAGCTCTGCAAGCCGAACGTCAACAACGAGTTCTGGACTCCCGAGACGGCGCCCGATGACTTTCGCAAATTATACGCTTATTGCAAAACTGACGTGGAGGTGGAACGTGCTCTTCACCACAGGCTCATGGAGTTGTCCGAGCAGGAGCAGGCGGTCTGGACCCTCGACCACAAGATCAACCAGAACGGCATTCTGGTGGACCTGGGGGCAATCGATAAGGCGCTTGCCCTGGTGGCCCAGGAGAAGACCCGTCTCGACGGCGAGATCCTGAAGGTCACGGGTGGCGTTGTCGGCAGCTGCACCGAGGTCCAGCTGCTGGTGAAGTGGATCAAGTCTCAGGGCGTCAAGATCACTGGACTGGCCAAGGCCGACGTGCTGGACGCGCTGGGTGGCGACGATCTGCCACCCCAGGTGCGGAATGCCCTGGAGCTGCGCAAGGAAGCAGCGAAGAGCTCCACCGCCAAGTTGGTGGCCATGCGCGACCGGGCGGCCGGTGACGGACGCATCCGTGGCATCCATCAGTACCACGGCGCCAGCACCGGCCGGTGGGCGGGCCGCGGTGTACAGACCCAGAATTTGCCTCGCTGCCGCCCCGGGATCAAGCCCCAGGACGTCGAAGACATCATCGCCCACCTGGACAGCCGCGACTACATCGACACCTTCTACGGGCCCACCCTGGACGCGCTGAGCGATTCGCTGCGTGGCATGATCATCGCCCCGCCCGGCAAAGACCTGGTCGCCGTGGACTTCAGCAATGTCGAGGGCCGGGTGCTGGCGTGGCTGGCCGGCGAGAACTGGAAGCTGGAAGCGTTCAAGAACTTCGACCGTGGCGTGGGCCCCGACATCTACAAGCTGGCCTACAGCCGATCCTTCGGCATCCCGGTCAACGAGGTCACGAAGGAGCAGCGCCAGATCGGCAAGGTCATGGAGCTGGCCCTGGGCTACGGCGGGGGCGTCGGCGCCTTCCAGTCCATGGCCAAGAACTACAACGTCCACTTCACCGATGAGCAGGCTGACCAGATCAAGGTGGCCTGGCGCAAGGCCCACCCACGCATCGTCGCCTACTGGTCCGGGCTGGAGGCTGCGCTCTACACCCTGACGTCTGGCCGGCCCATGACCGTGGGCCTGGGCTACGGGCCCGGGCGTAGCGTCACCTTCAAGAAGGCCGGGAGTTTCCTCTGGTGCCAGCTTCCCAGCAAGCGGGTGCTGTGCTACCCCTACCCCGAGATCCGCGAAGTCACCACCCCCTGGGGCGAGGACAAGGATGCGCTCACCTACATGACCGTGGTGTCGAACGTCAAGGCGAAGATCCTGCCGGACCCGTCGGCTTCGGGGACGTGGAAGCGCATAAGTACATATGGAGGCAGCATTTGTGAGAATTGCACCCAGGCAGTTGCCAGGGATTTGCTCGCGGAAGCTATGTTGCGCTTAGACCAACAAGGCGCTAAAATCGTGGCCCACGTTCATGACGAGGTGGTCATCGAGATCGCGCATGACGCCCCCGAGGATGCATTGAAACGGATCGAAGCGATCTTCGCTGAGGCGCCAAGTTGGGCGGTGGGTCTACCCATGGCCGCTGCTGGGTTCCGCGCCAAACGCTATCAAAAATAGAAGGCTGCCAAATGACGATCCTCGATCAAGCTCTGGCCCTGGCGTCCCGCGGCTTCCATGTCTTCCCGCTCAAGAACAACGGCAAGCTCCCGGCGCACAAAGGCTGGCAGGATTCTGCCACCCGCGACCCCAAGCAGATCACCAAGTGGTTCTCCAGCCAGAAGTTCAACATCGGAATTTCAACCAGCAAGTTCGGCGAGGACCAGGCCTTGTGCGTGGTCGACGTCGATGACAAGGGGGTAAAACATGGAAGCGAAACCCTGCTCGGACTCGAACTCGACGGCATCGAGTTTCCGGTTACCTGTGAGCAATCCACTCCGTCTGGGGGCCGCCATCTCATTTACGTATGCGATGCGCCGCTGCGCCAAGGCACGGACGTCCTCGGAAGCGGCCTCGACATCCGCTCACGCGGCGGGCTCATCGTCGGCCCCGGCTCCGAGATCGATGGCAAAGCCTACACCCAGATCAACGGACACTCCCAGCTCACCCCGGCCCCAGCTTGGCTTGTCACCCGCCTGGGTGTGGACGTTGGTGCTCGTCGCAGCGACAGCACTCCTGTTGGCGGGGTCGATCCTCTACGCGCTGCTGAGCGCGCCGCTGGGTTTCTGAAGGATGCGGCGCCGGCGCTGGAAGGCCAGGGTGGTGACACCCACACCTACAAGATTTTCCAAGCGTTGAAGGACATGGGCTGCACGCTGGACCAGGCTGTGATGCTGGCCGACGAGCACTGGAACGAACGCTGCGAGCCGCCCTGGAGCCTGGAAGAATTACTGAAGTTGGCCGACCATGCCTACCGCTATGGCCGTGAGCAGCCCGGGTGCTCCGCGCCCGAAGCTATCTTCGAACCGGTCGAGCCGCCCAAAGACCCAGGTGCCAAGCTCCATCCCTTCGCCGAGATCAACCGGGAGTATGCGCTCATCAAGCAGGGCTGCTTCATCCTCCAGGAGACCACCGACGAGGAGGGCAACCGCATCATAGAGCGCTTGCCCATCAGCGATTTCCATAACTGGTTCGCTAACAAGCCTTGGGCCACGGGCAAAGAGAAGCCAAGGCCCATCAGCCAGCACTGGATGGAGTGGTCTGGGCGCCGTCAGTATGACGCTGTGACCTTCATGCCCGGGAAGGACATGGGGCCCCGCTGGTACAATTTATGGCAGGGGTTCAGTGTCGAGCCGGCCAAGGGGAAGGCCAACCACCCGTCCCTGGACCTGTTCCTGGAACATGCGTTGAAGAACGTGTGCGGCAACGACCCTAAGCTTTTCCACTGGCTCATGGGGTTCTTCGCCCACATGATCCAGCGCCCGTGGGAGAAGCCCCTAGTGGCCCTGGTGTTCAAGGGCAAGAAGGGCACTGGCAAGAATGCGCTGGTGGAACGGGTGGGCCATCTCATCGGTGTCCACTTCCTTGTCGCCACCAGCGAGCGCTACCTGGTGGGGAACTTCAACAGCCACCTGGAACACAATCTGTGCCTGGTGCTGAACGAAGCCACCTGGGCCGGCGACAAGAAGACTGAAGGCATCCTCAAAGGCCTGGTCACCGAGAACAAGATGCTGATCGAGCACAAGGGCAAAGAGGCCCGCAACAAGCAGAACGTGTCCCGCATCATGCTCCTGGGCAACGAGGACTGGGTGGTTCCGGCCAGCCAGGAAGAGCGCAGGTTCGCCGTGTTCAATGTGGGCGAAGAGCGCATGCAGGACAAGCCGTTCTTCATCGCCATGCGTGAGGGCATGGAGCAGGGCGGCTACTCCCACCTCCTGCGCTACCTGCTGGACTTCGACCTCTCCACCGTCGACATCAACGACGCGCCGAAGACCCAGGGCCTGGTGGAGCAGAAGCACGCCAGCCTGGAGATCGTCGAAGAGTGGTGGCTGAACTGCCTGATGTCGGGCGAAATGCTGGGGTCGGACTTCGGCGGCGAGTGGCCAGACAGCGCCAACACCAATCGTCTGCGCGATGCGTGCCAGCGGTGGGCCGGCAAGCGCAACGTGAAGGGCAGGATGCCCAGCGACATCGCCTTCGGCAAGACCCTGCGCCGTGTGGCGCCTTCGTTCAAGAGCAAGAAGGCCAGGCCAGACAAGCCTGGCGACACCAGCTACGCGTTCTTCAGCCCTGGGCTGGAACGGCTGCGGGCTGACTGGGTGAAGTTCATCGGAGGAGAGGTAGAATGGCCAGAATGAATGACATGAAGGTAGCCGCGCTGTGCGCCGCCTGCGGCTGGACGACGGTGGGTGACGCCTACCCCATCGTGTGTGCCCATTGCCAGCAAGTGGTCCACGGGCCCGGGACGTATAAGTTGGTCGACCCCAAATCGGCCGAAGCGGATCCTCTCGGCATCGCTCCCCACGAACCCGGGGCCAAGCTGGACGCGGGTAAGATCCGCCCGTGGCTGTGCGTCTCGGGATTCTCCCGCGCGCTGGCGAAGGTGGCCGACGTCACGACCAAGGGCGCCGCCAAGTATTCCCCAAACGGGTGGATGGAAGTGCCTGATGGGCAGGCCCGGTACATGGATGCCTTCGGCCGCCACATGCTGGCCCTGGGCCAAGGCGAGACGACTGACCCCGACACGGGCTGCCTGCACAAGGCGCAGATGATCTGGAACCTGCTGGCCAGTCTAGAACTGGATCTGAGGCAGGAGCCGTGACCGTCTCGCTCAAGACGAAGAACCACTACGCCAGGCGCAAGTTCATCAAGGACCACCAGCCGGACCCGATGACCCTGCGCGATTGCCCGCAGCACAAGCTTGCCCACCCCACCGAGGCCCAGGCGAAGCAGCGCGCCGCCCTTGCGTTCAAGGCTGACGGCAAGAAGCTCTATCCCTACAAGTGCCCGCACTGCCGGAAGTGGCTCCTCACTTCGATGGAGCAGGGATAAATAAAAGCCCCGGATGATCCGGGGCTTTTCGTTTGCGCGGTCCTCGCTACCAGCTCATCCCGACCACTACGAAGGCGCTGAACTTTGGCAAAGGGCTGTAGGTGCCCACAACGCCGGCCTGAAACGGGCCGAGCTTGTGCAGATAACCCGCGAGGTAGGCCTTGTTGACCAGGTCGTAGCCGCCGATGGCCGTTGACTTCGGCTCGCGCGGCGCGGATGACACTGGTATGTCCACGCCTCCCACGATGGTCCCGTCAGGGCTGCTTGCCACCACACGCTGGGCGTCATCCGGCATCCTCAAGAGGGTCAGATCCACTGTCGTTGTAGACGGGAGGGCCGGGGTCGGCGCGGCGCCCGGCTGGCCGTACCCATTCGTTGGGGCGGTCGCCGCGGCGGGTGCAGATGATGCCCGCACCTGGATCTTTTCGATCCTTTCCACCTTGGCGCCCTTCGGTATCTGCTGGGCGGGAACCGCCTTTGCGTCCGGCGCGCGCTCCAGGATCAGGCTGCCGTCCGCTTGCCGCGCTGCCGGCATCGCCACCTCCACCGTCGCCACGGGTTTCGGGCGAAAGATCTTCCAACCCAGACCGATGCCTGCCACGAAGATCAGCCCTGCGGCCAGAACCCATGCTCCTATTTTTGTGGTCCATGTCACTGGCCACCTCTCATGGAAAGGGCGCCGAGACCGCAGACGCCACCCAGGGTCGCCAGCGCCGTGTTGTTGATGTGCCCGGTCCCCCGGAACTCAAGCCAGATCATCGCCAGGCCGACGAAGACGTAGGCGCCGAAGGCCAGGAGTCTGACCTCGGTGGTGTGGTCGGAAGGATTGCCTAGGCTGACTGCCCAGGATCCGGCCGCGGTGATTCGCTGAAGAAGCCAAGCCCACATGGGGTCTCCGGAAGTGGGATATCGTAAACGTCTTCGTCGTACGGGTCGTCTAGATATGGGTCAGGCAAGCAGGAAATCGTCGGTGATCACGATGCTGACGTCCTCCCCGGCGGCCAGCGCATTGGCAACCTGGGCCTGCAGCATCGGCAGCGCGAGGCTCCCCCCGTGGATGTGGTCAGGCCCATCCACCACCTGGCCCACCAGGATGCAGCCGTGGGTGTCCACGTCATCGTTGCCGCTGTGGATGAGGATGCCATCGAAGTGCGGCACGTCCAGCAGGCGCATCATCGGGCGCCCCAGGCGCGGGCTCACGTTGATGATGACCTTGTAGGTGCCAGCCGGGATCGCGGTGGCGTCCTGGACCTTGCCGGATCCGTCATCCGCGATGCAGCGGACCACGTCCTCCAGGGTGACGCATTCGAAGTCGTCGTTGACGAACAGCCGGCCGAGCGTGGCCGACTCGTTGCTGGACTGGCGGTGCAAAGAAAGGATCATGGGCTACCTCAGTGCTTTCCGGGGATGGGTTCTTCGGTCTGCGCAGCGCGTGGCTTGGCCACCAGGAAGAACTTATGTCGGTCCTCCCGCAGATAGTTCTCGTAACTTTCCTTGAAGGTGTCCTGCTCGAATTGCAGCCGGTCGATGCGGATGTTGGCTGCCCGAAGCTGCTCACCGTTGGCGGCCATGGTGACGCACAGCTGCTGCACGGTGGTGGTGAGCATTTCCAGCTTGCCGCCGAACCAGATTATGATGAGCCCGACCGATCCAATAAGGAGGCGGTCGAGCAAGGATCCGAGGGTGGCGCGGGGAGTGGTCATCAAATTTGGTAGTTCAGCGAGAGTTCGACATAGTCCCCACTAGCCCATGCCCCAGGAACCGCTGCTTGCCAATTATTGGTCGTCCCCTGGCCGATGATGAATGCGTAGCCTCCAGTGGTATACCACTGGACTGCTCCGAGATAGAAGGTCGTTCCAGCTACGCGTGCGACAGCAGAACCGATGATGGGGTTTAGGCCATAGAGCCCCGCCATGAGGGAACCGGGCAACGGGAGGACTGGGACCGGAACCTGAATGTTCCCAGAGGGAGCACCGCTGATTACCACCTTGGCCTGGGCGACAACGGTTCGGCCATTGATGCTATAGAATCCGTTGCTCGAGGTATTCCCCACCGCGCCAAGAGCAGGGTTCCACCCTGTGATATATCCTTGCGGCAGATAGGCGAAGGTGTTCCCTGCCTTTTGCCGCCAATAGGCGGAAAGACCGACCTGAGCGCAATCAAACATTGTGACCTGACTCGAACCGGAACCCAGGATATTGTTGATCGCTGCTGGAGTGCATGACTCCATAATCAGGAAACCCATAGCCCCCAGGTCAATGTCTCCCTGAATGTAACACCCGGTCATTTTGCACCGGGTGAAATTATTAGAGTTCCCATTGTTGCTTAGGCTAATCGCTTTGAAGGAGTTGGCTTCTATGTAGCACCCGTCAAGGTGCAAATTCCATATATAACCACCCAATGCGTTTGTATTGCAAACAATCCCAGAGATGCCATCTTCAAATATGGATGACCTGATGTTGTAAGGTCCAATGCTGGTCCCATCTATTTCCAATCCATTGCCCGAGTAGGCCGTGAAATCGCAATGGTCGATGTCTGTTGCGTAGTTGTAGATTGACCCACCATTTGTCCGCAACCTTATCCCAGAACCGGTAATAGTGTTCGCGGTAACATCATGTGCTTTCAAGCCATAAGCGGCCATGGCGTCAATGCAATAGCTGACAACGGAAGATCCGAATGTGACTCGATCAATGAGGAAGTCGCGGGTGTTGCCCTGAGTCTGAATAGCGAATGCTGCTGTATTACCTCCAGTATTTACGAAGATCACCCCGCCCCTTAGGATGCTGAGGGTGTCGCCACAGTTGAAGATGATCGCCCCGCCTACCGCCGTTCCGGTTCCAATACCGGCACCCGTGGCCACGAAGTTCTGTTCCCATGCGGTATCGGCGCCAGTGCCGGGAAGCGTAGCGGTAAAAATGGTTCCCGGGGCGTTGCTGGACGCCCCACACAAAGTCCACTGATTCGTTGTGTTGGTTTTCACCACGTAACTCTTGCCAGGGATTATGGCCGTTGCTGCCAGCACACTGGCCCCAATCCCGTCCCAAGCGGTATTCCCGGGGGCCAGGATGGCGTAAGCATTCCCGATCACGAACGCCCCAGCAGCCGTAGGCGGAATTGTGAAATTCAGGAAGGTATTGGCATCAAGAGAAATCTGGCAGGAGTGGGTTACTGGCGCCAAAGCGTTGAGATTGTAGGTGCCACCTGGGATGTGAAAAGCGTTGTTGGCAGCGATGGTATTGTTTAGCGCGATAGTATTCTGCGCAGCCGTATTTGTAGTTAGCATCCCGCCGTCAACTACAGCGTTGTAGGACCGGTTCTGGCTGTAGATATCAAGGGTAAATGGTACGGCGTTGGTCTCTGAGCGGAGTCCAGCCACCAGCGCATCCCCCTGCCCTGCGGCGGTGGAGGCGAGCTGAGCCAGAAGTTGCGCGTTGATCTGCGCAGCCGTCAGCCCCGGGGATGCCAGGTTCTGGATCTGGCCGGCCAACTGCTGCGCCAGCAGAACGGCATGATCCGCCGCGGCCTCATGCGAAGCGGCCGGGAACGGATCCCCCTCAACCCAATGGGTGAGCTGCGTGAACGGCTCGTTCAGCAGGATCGAAAGAACCTGCACTGCGTTCTTGGGCGCCACGAAGAGCGACACGGTGACGAACAGGCCGCCCACCGAGGTGAGCGTGTAGTCCGAGTTCAGCACCAGCGTCCGCACCACGGGCGAAGCTGGAATGGTGTTGTCGGTGAGGATCACCAGCGGCGGCGAGATGCAGTTCGAAGGCGCGTTGAAGCTGGTCGTGACGCCATTGCCCGTGTAGTTCACCACCGGGTTATTGCTCTGAACGGTCATGGTCTCTCCAGACAGGTCAGGCTTGTCCCGTGCGGGGGCCCAGTGGTATTTACATTATGACTGGGTGTTGCTTATTTCTCAACGGGTGCGGCAAGCCGAGACTTGACCCCAGCCAGGATCTGGATCATTTCCTGTTGCCGCTGCTCGGGGGAGAGCACCGTGGCCTTCGCCACGCTGTCGCCATGCTCGAATACCTTTTGCATCATCTGCTGTTTGAGCGCGTCGGGAACGTGCTCCCACATGGGGTTGGTGACCATGGTGCTGAGGATCTGGTGGGACATCTGGCCGGCCACCGTGGCGAATACGTCGCGCTGCTGGGGCGTGACCTCGACTTTGCCGAGATCCTTCATGTGGGCGTCAGGCAGGTTGATGGAGTGCGGGGCAGCCTGGACACCCACGCCGAAGCCCTTGCTCTCCAGCCGGCCGAGTTCGGCGCGAACCGGATCGGTGCTCGGAGTGCTGGCCACGCTGGGCGAGATTCCGGCGAGCCGGTCATCGTTGGCCACAGGCTCGCCCAGGGCATCACGCTGCGGCAGCATCTGTTCCCGAAGGCCGGGGATCCGGGCCTGCACCGCGTCCTTGATGGAGTCGATCTGACGCTTGTAAGGGTCCTGGTGGATCATCGAAGCCATCTGGCTGACTGTGGCCGGGACCACGCTGGCCGCAAGGTTCTGCACGAAGACGTTGCCGGACTTCTCCGGAGCGTCAAGGGCATGGACCACGTTGGTCATGCCTTGGAGGAAGCTCTGCTGGGTTACGGCGTGCGAGAATGCGCCCTGAAGGATCTTCATCGCCTGATCGGACTCGCCCGCTTCCATGCGGTCGCTCATCTCGTGGACGTCGGCCGCCATGGTCAGCAGGGTACCCACCGGATGAATCATGCCAACGCTGTGCCAGGTGCCGTTGATCAGGATGCTACCGGGCTGCCAGCCTGATGCTAGCTGAGCCCGGCGCTTGGCAGGATCGGGGTCACCGGACCCACTGATCTTCCCGGCTGCTGCGTAGGCCATGGCGAGGCTGGCCACTGCGGTACCGATGGCCATCTCGGCGATGGCCTTGTTCCGGCTAATACCACCCTCACCGAAGTCTGCGCGCCACTCGCCCACCAGCGGGGCGAATGGGCTGAGTCGGGCCGACTCCTTCAGAACGTTGGCGGGGATCTTGGTGAAGGGCAGCATGAGCTGGCCGGGCTTGATGTCGGTGCCCATGATGGGGGTGTTCACCACCTTCTGGACTGCCTTCATCATCGGGCCTACTTCGGCACCGAAGGTCGTACGGGTGGCGAAGTCCTGAACCTGCTTCGAATCGGTGGACACGTCGCCCACCCGGTCCCACCATTCCCGGGTCATCGGGTTAAGTCCTTCGGCGGTAGCCTGGCGCGCACCGATGGCCCCCGCCTCACCCCGGGCCTCCATGCATTCGAACAGGGTGGTGACTGCCTTGAGCGCGGAAAAAGGAGTCCGGATGATCTGGCCAGCCAGCCCCGGAATGGCGTGCTGGGTCTCGGTGATGTCTCCGCTAGGATCGACCCCACCAAAGTCCATCTTCAGGACATTCCATGCCTGGACTAGCCCTTCCTTGGCACCTAAGAAGTTCCCCGCGACTCGGGCGACCGGCTCCATGGCGCTCATGTGCTGCTCCATGCCGGGGAGCGTTCCCGCGCCGTAAGCCACCGCATCCACGAAAGGACGCGAGGCCATCATGGCGATGTCGGACAAGGACTTCTTGATGACTGTGGTAGGCCCCAGGAGCCCGGCCTTCCAGGCTTCCATGACCATCTGCCACTTCGTTGCCGGGTGCAGGAGCTGCGCCATGCGGGCAGCCCCCTCGGCCGAGTCCAGTTGCGCGACCATGGATGCCAGTTCCTTGGGGGTCTTGCCGCTCTGTGCCAGGATGTCGGACAGAAGCTGGGCGTGCTCGACGACTCCGCTGGTGATCTGCGCGGCCTGAAGCGTGCGGCCGGCCTCGGCTTTGACGCTCAACGAGTTGACCAATGCCGTGGCCATGTTGGCTCTGGCGTTCGACTGCATCCAGGCGTCCGTCTGCTCCTGGGTGGGGTTATCCAGTTGGTTATACTCCAGTGCCCGCTGGACCATCTCCGAAGCCGAGCGTTCAAGCAGCCACTTGCGCGCCACCATCTCGGGTGCGCTGACCGGATCCCCGGGGTTACGGTTAGGGACGCCCCCCTCGCCTAGCGCACTCTGGAGCCAGTCGGCGGCCTGCGCAGCCGTTTCAGCATTAGAGACGACGCCCCGGTTCGCTTTATCGATTCCATCGGAAGCAATCTGCTCAAGGCGCAGTATCGCCCCATTCATCTGATCGGTCGTGTTGAGATACTGAAAGTTTGTGCGGCCCAGCCGCGGCTCTCCTGGGATCGGTTGAGTGGGGCCGAACACTTCGGGGACGACAGCTTCATCATTCGGCAGATTGGGGATGGCATCGGCCACCGCTTGGGCGTCTGCCATCGGCTGATAGGCTTTGGGGATGTCAGGGTTGGCCTCGGCCCAGGTGGAAGGATCCCAGTGAACCTTCCCCGCGTCCCGGGGGGCGCCCTTGCCCAAGTCCAGGATGTATTCCCCGTCCCGCACCTTGGCCTGTTCCGCAATCTCCGTTGGGACGTCCAGATAAGAGACGTTGGCGTCTTTGCCGTAGGATGCGCGGAAATAGTCGGCGGTGCGGAAGTCGTCGGTGTAGTGCTCCCCGGGGCGGTCTGGAGCGTGGTCCGTGAGCTGGGAAGCATCAAAGGTGCCGTCGAACCCATCGGTGGGCGAGCTGCCGCGGAACAGCCTGGTAAAGCCTTCCGGCACGCCCGGGAGCCCCGCCAACGTCTTCTCTGTGTCGGCCAAGTTCAGTCCCCGCCTGAATACGATAGGCACGTCCTGGGGCATGCTGGGGGCCACCTCGGCCTGCGGTAAGGGCTTCTGCAGATCCTCGGCGATGGACGGGTCAGCCTTGGAGTCAGCCAGCACCTGTTCAGGCCGAACCCCGGTCTGTGCATAAACCTCACGCAGCCGGCCGGACACCACGCCTGCGGCGTGCATCCCGCCGACCATGATGGCCGCGTTCAGGAAGTCTTCAGGCTCGGGGAGCTTGCCCTGCAGCGCCGCGCTCGCGGTGGTCATCGTGCCGATCTCGGCACCGGTCGCGGCCAGGGCGCCCAGGGGGCGGACAGCGGCCCCGGTCCCGGCAGTCAACGCACCCACGGCTCCCTGCTTGAGCGCATCGGCTGATACGATGGCCGTGCGGTTCAGGAAGTCTCCCGCGCTTTGGACCTCGCCATTCTGATAGCGCAGCATGAGCGCGGTGCGCAGGGCGGTCGGGACGGCGAAGGCGCCTGCGCCGGCCCCGACGATGCCACCGATGACGTTGCCCACCACCGGGGCCGCAGAACCCAGGGCCGCGCCGGCTGCGCCTCCCCCAATGGTACCCGCCAGCACTTCCGGCGCTTCGGCGCCCATTTGCGTCGCCTTAGAAGCCAAGCCTTCCAGCCAGGTAGAATGCTGCGGGTCGAGCACCACGTCCGGGAGCTTGCCCCGAAGGGCCAAGCCCGTGGCCGAGCCCTGGTATCCGGCGACGGCCGCATCCCAAAGGCCGCTGGCCGCCCGGGGGCGCCCGGGACCGGCGGGAATATCCATGACCGATCCGGTCTGCCAAGCGGGCGCAGCAGGGGGCTGGATCTCAGGAAGGACAGGTTCGGAATCAGTTTGCCAGTTGCCCACTACTGCCCCCCGAGGTTAAACGAACCCGTGACCCCGGCTGCCTTTACCGGTGCCTTCTTGCGCAGGACGTTGCCCTGTGGATCGGTGAACTGAGCCCCGGGTGCCAGCGAGTCGAAATCCTTGAAGGTCGGCAGCGAAGCCTTCGCCGGGCCTACTACTGCGGCTGCCTGGTTCGCCACCACGGCCGAAGCGTTCGGCAGGAACGACGCGATCCGGTCAGGCTTGCCCAGGTAGTCCCGGGACTTAGGATCCAGGAGCGCACCGGCATCGCCTCCAGCCTTCTGCACTGCAGCGATCTGGTTCTGCGCGTCCCGATCCCAGGAATACCAGCCCATCAGGTAAGCGGAAGGATCGGCAAAGGCCCCGGGGTTCTTCTCGAAGCCCTGCCGGACGGTGTTCGACAGCTGCCCATAGCCCTTCCAGAACGGGTTCCCGTCGTCGTCCTTCAGGTGCCCGGCGTAGGCGATGTAGCGCTCACCTGTGTTGGCGGTGATGCTGCCATTGGCCATGGCCGCCCGCACCTTCGGGACGTCCTGGCTGTGGTCGAACTGGGGATTCGGGTTGGTCATGTCCATCATCAGATTGCGGGCCACCCAGGGGTTGTCCCGGTCAGCGAGGGCCCCGTTGTGGTCGGCGGCGCGATCACGCACCTGGCCGAGCCATTCGAGCTGCTGAGCCTTGAGCGGGGAGTTCGGGTCCGCGGCGATGCCCTTGAGGTCCATGCGCCCCGTGGCGATGAAGTCCTTGACGACGTCGGTGAGCTTGTCCTCCTGCTGCTTGGCGAGATCGATGCGCGCGTCCTCGTCCTGCCGGCGTTTTTCGGCCATGTTCCGGAGGTTCAGCTCGGTCCCGTACTGGACCAAGGACATCTGCTGTTCGCCGGTCAGACCATTCCATCCGGGGATGCTGGACTGGGTCACCGGGGTCGGCCCGGGCGCAGGCGCGGGGGCCGCGTTGGGATCGACCGGTACCGGCGCGCTGGGCGTCATGCCAGACACGGTCATGACGGAGTTGACATATGAGTTGGTCGCATCCGGGACGTGGGCAGCCCAGCCGAACCCGTAGGTGTTCACCGCGGCGTCCACCGCATCCGTTCCGGCGTGATCGGCGGCCAGTGCCATCTGCTGGTCGCCATTGTAGTATTTCAGCAGGGCGGCCTGGTTGACGGCCATCTGCTCGGGCGTGCGCCCCGCGGCGCCGCCCACATCGATCTGCCCAAGCACCACGTTGGCGTTGGCGCCCGTCGCCGCGGCCGCGGGGAACACCTGGGGGGCCTGGGCCATGGTCGTGGGGCTGAGGCTGACCTGGCCGCCCGGAACCGCGCCGGCCTGGACCAGCGCGGGGCCTGGGTCGTGCGCCGCAGCGGCAGGGCCGAGGATGCCCAGCGCGCGGCCGGCGTTCAGGTCGAAGGTGCGCTTGGCCGCGACGAAGTTCGTCTTGTTGATGAAGTCCTGGGCGAACCGGTCGCGCTCGGCCTGGTTGACGCCGGGGTAGTAGTATTGGCCGCTCGGATCGTTGATGGCTGCAGTTCCCGCGGCCTGGACCAAAGCCAGTTGGGAAGGATCACTCGCCACCGTGCTGGTCGCGCTGGTGGTGAGCGCCGTGTGGGCGTTGGCTGCAGCCTGCCCGTTAAGCTGGCTCTGACCGGTGATCGCCTTCTCCGCGAACTCGGTGGATAGGCTGGCGCCCAACTGAGTCCAAAGCTGCTTGCCCTTATTCGTGGCCGCCGAGTCAGCGCCATTGGTGACGTAGGCGTTGACGTCGGCCATGATGGAAGGCGCGAAGGTCTGGTCACCCGGCTGCGCCGAGGCCAGCCGGTCCTGAAGATTCTGGGTCCAGTCGGCCCGCGCCTTCATCATGTTGACGTGGACGTTGGTGACGTCCTCGGTCTCGGCCTGCTGCTGCAGCATGTCGGCGCCCTGTGCGAGGCCCTGTCCGATCCGGTCCATGCCGCTGCCGATCTGCGAGCCGAAGTCCTCGGCACTCGCCATCGGCCGGTTGCGCTGGACCTCTCCCTGCGCTATGACGTGGTCTTCGTACTGCGGGATCTGCGCCATGAATTACTCTCCGAAAACGGTGGAGTTCAAGCCTGTGCTCTGGTAGCCGCCAAAGGAAGGAATTGCCGTGCCCCCACCGCTCATCGAGTATACCTTCGAAGCGCCCCCGATCCCGGCGCCGAGCGCGCTGAGGTAGCCCGCGGCACTGGCATTCTCGGACTGCGCCGACTCCAGGGAAGCCTGGTCCTGGTAGCCGAGGCCCTTGATTTGGTAGTTGTATCGCGTAGTCAGATTGTCCAGGGCCGCGCTGCGCGCGCTGTCGGCCAGCACGTCTGCCGGGGATCCATCACTCATCTGCACGCCGGACGCGCCGTAGGCTGCCATCTCGGTGCCAATCCTGCGCTGCGCATCCCGAGCCTGGGCCTGGCCGGCCGCTTCACCCTGCGCCGCAGCAATGCCAGCGTTCTGGGTGGCGAGCTGGGAGTTGTAGTCGGCGGCCTGGGAGGCAGCCTGCCCTTGCTTCACAGCGCCGGCCACAGCCATCGCGGTGGAAGCGGCCATCAGGACGACAGGTAGGGCAGCCATTATTTCACCCTCGAATAGAGGGACGCATCTGAGCCGTCCGGGTAGTAGGCTCGAGCGCACGCAGTCTCGAGCTGAAAGCCGAGCATCCTCAGCCACCGGTGCCCAGCGGGGAAGCTGCACAAGCAGTCCGACTCCAGGCGCTTCTGCGGCGCATCGTCCAGGATCTTGCGACAGGCCCGGTGCAGCTCGGTGAAATGTGCGGCCGCACCATGTCCGAGGATGGACCAGACCGTGCCGCGGCCCGCCCAGATCTCCATCACACCCCCGATGCCCAGCAATTCGTCGCCTTCCATTGCAGTCCAGCTCTGCGGGCCCTCGGCGCTCTTGGCATACTCCAGAGTGCAGGGGAACGTCCCAAGCTGCGCCTGCTGGACCTGGAGAGTCAGCATATGCTCAGCCTTGTAGGGGACCATGATCATTGGTTATCCTGGGTGTCCAGCTGGACGGTGAGGCAGGTGATGTTCGAGGGCAGCGGGCTGTCGGTTTCCCAGTAAACGTCGCCAGCTTCGCTGCTGACGCCGTCATAGGTCCAGCGTTTGAACCCGTCATAGAGCGCCACCTGGGAATCCATGTCGTCAGTGCTGGAGCGCCATGGCTGAACATCAAGCCCGGTGGGGGAAGACTGAGACTCCAGGCTTAGCCCGATGGACTGGAAGAACCGGAAGATGGTGCGGAAAACTTTCTTGTACTTGCCCTGGGTCGGGCCTTCGGCACCCCCCGATTCAATGCAGAGGGTCCGGCCGGCGCTCTTGTATTCCAGGCCAGCGTAGCGTGTGTATCCCAGATAGTTGAGCGTGATCTGCCCGGTGTTGTCCACCACGCAGTCAGGGTGGACAGCTCCGTCCACCAGCACGCTGACGGTTTGGCCGACCAGATGGTTCAGGCCGACGATGTAGTTCAGACCGAGCGTCCCCGTCGACGTCACCGAACCATCCAGGAATTTCGCGTTCTCTATGGCGTCCCCGTCTTCCCAGGGCTTCGACATGAGCTCGATGGTGCGGATGACCTCGCCGAATATGCCCCCGATGACCGGCCGGTTGACCACACACCATACGTCGTCCCTGGTGATGTCCGGCGCCGGGATGGTGGCCACGCTCTCTACGATGGCACCGGCGCTCATGGGGTGCTGATGCCAACCGCAGGTTTCCTGGTCCTTGTCGTAGGTGATCGCCACCAGGGTGCCATCGTTTCGCACAGCCCAGATGATCTGCTGCGGTGCGAGCTGCAGCGCCAGCTGCTTCAGGCCGCCCTTAGTCAGATGCTCGCTCACCAGCGAGATATCCAGGGTCTGGAACGTGTTGTACATGAACTGGTAGGTCATCTCGCGCAGCTTGCGACCGGTGCGCTGAACGAACAGGGTCTGCTTGCCACAGCGGATCGGGGGGATCTGGGCCGAACCATAGTTGCCCAGGAACTGCGCGTTGACGTTGCTGGGGGTGATGGCCGCGCCGGTCCCCCCGCTCGGGGCGACGATCCATTCACCACCGGCGGTCCCGATCAGCAGACCCTGAGCGTCCGAAGCCATCCAGCGGATCGCGTTGACCACGCCAGCGTCCAGATCGAAGCCGATGGCGTTGGAGTCCACCACCGTGCCGTCAAGGTTGGTGGGCGCCTGGTTCTCGTAGTCGCCGCTGTTTGAACCATCCAGGCGACCCGGACTGTTCGCCGCGCTACCCCAGATCAATCGGCTCTGGTGGAAGGTGACGGTACTGGGATACCCGTCATCCGAGTTGTAGAGGCCCAGGCACCAGAAGGTGGTGGTGGCCGGAACTATGGCGGTGGGCGCGGCTAGGGTGACGGTGGGCGCCGTGCTGTAACCGGTGCCGGTCACACTGATGGTGATCGAGGTTACGACGCCATTGGTGAGATTAGCGTAGGCGATAGCGCCGCTGCCGCCGCCACCGGAGAAGGTGACGCTCGGGGGCTGCGCCCCGTAGCCGCTGCCGCCGTTGGTAACGGTGACTCCGAAGACGCTGCCACCGCTGGTGCTCGCGGTCGCGGTCGCGGTCGCGGGCAGTTGGGAGCCGAGGGGCGGCGCAATGGCCCACTGGACGTGGGTGGTGTCGGTGAAGGTCATCGTGCCCCACAGCCACACGCCCCCGCACTTCAGGCGCAGGACGCGGCCAGTGTCGCTGGATCGGAACCCAGTTCCGGTGTTTCCGGTGGTTGCGTTGATGCCGACGACGCTGCTGGCCGTGACGATGCTGGTTCCACTGGTGACGATCGGAGGCGCGATCACCACGGTGGGGTTGGACGTGTAACCGGTGCCGGGGTTCGTCACGGTGATGGCCGTGATGGCGCCATTCACCACAGTGGCCGTCGCTGCCGCGTTGGCGCCCGCGCCCCCCGTAAACGAGATGGCCGGCGGATTGGCGCTGTCGTAGCCCATGCCTTGATTCGAAATGCTGATCGTGTTCTGGACTCCACCGCCGGACTCGGTGCAAGTTGCCACAGCCTGAATGCCGGACGGAATGAGCGTGGTCGCCGTGACGTTGACCGGCAGGTATGGGCCATCCAGCAGTGAGATGGGGGTGTAGGTCCACGCCAGTGCCCCGGCCCGCTGCAGCTTCGCGGGCGGATGATTGGCGTGCGCGATGTAGAGCGTGTCCGCGCTCTGTGCGAAGCTCATGCCCCAGAGTTCGGCCGTGAGGTAGGGCGTGACCACCTCGACCGGCACCCCGGTGTTCAGAAGTGGCGCACCGTTGGCGAAGATGCGGACGTAGGTGTTCCCGACCTCCAGCAAGTAAGCCTGGGTGATCGAGAACTCGAACGGCTGGAGCCGCGGGGCGTAGGTGCTGTCCTTGACCTGGGCGATGAACGCGAAGCCCGGGCGCCGGGTCAGGCCGCCCTGCTGCGTCGGGATGTAGTTCTGACACAGGGCCAAGCCGTTCTTGTATTTGGCCAGGTCGTAGCGTCCGTACGCAAGCGGGGACCATTCGCCCCCGTTGAAGTTGCTCTGGGTCCAAGTAGATTTGGCCATGGCTTACGGTTCTGCCTGGATCGTGATGTTGACCCAGCCGGCCGGCCACGCGCTGCCGCCCTCTTGAGTGAACCCGCTGCGATGTGCGGTCAGGAAGCCGTCGTCCGGGGATTCCACCGGGCGTTGTTCGAAGGCATTGTTCCGGCGAGCCTCGCGGGAGAGCTCGGCGTATTCCGCGTCGATGGCTTGCTTCTTCGCCGTCGAGTTGGTCAGGCGCTGGCAGAGGTCGCTGGCCAGGCTGCTGGCGAGCATGTCGTAGAAGATCGAGTCCCACTGGGTCGCATCAGTGACGTCCGCGATGTAGCGCAGGTTCAGCACGCTGCTGGCGTTGCTGAGGATCTTCCGACCCTCGACCACCCAGTCCAGGTCCACGTCCTTCGGCATCAGCACGCGCAGGCAGTCGGCAGGCAGGGTGAACTGATAGGTGAAGTGGAAGAGCGGCGTGGCCGTGTCCGGAGCGAGGACGGCCCGCTTGATCGAGAAGTTCCACCGATGCTTGCGGAGCTCGCTCTTCCGATTGCTGTCGTAGGCGATGAGAAGCTGCCGCCCCTGGAGTGTGCTGCTGTCCAGGGCGATGACACTAGGCTCGCCAAGACGCTGGAGAGCCGAGTTGCAGCAGTCGACATCGCTTTGGGACATGGCCTACTCCTTAGCCGAGCCCGATGAGGCTGGCGCAAAGCCCACTGATGGTGCCTCCAGTGGAAGCCACTCGGACGTTGCCCGCAGGAAGGTCGATGGTCGTCTGGCTGAACGGCAGCGTGGCCGACTTGACCGGGGAACCGTTGAACACCTGGACGTCAATCCAGGTGTTGGTGAACGGCGCCTGAAACTGGAGGCTGGTGGTGGCGCCCGCCGGGGTTCCCTCGGCCCAGAACATGTACTCGCCACCGAGGATCGCAACCGCGGCTCCGGTAGCCGACAAGTTGCTGCCGAGGTTGTACGCGAGAGGATCACAACGATTTACGGGCATGGCCTACTCCTACAGCGGCGTGTAATTAAGGCGCATGATGTACTCCTCCAAATTTTTCAGGGCGAGCAGAACCGACTCCTTGTCCGGCACGTTGGCCCCATTGACGTTGACCTCGATGTCGGTGCTGTTGGTGGAGGTTCCGACGACAGCCTGATACTCGTTCTGACCCTGGTTGATGCCGTAGTAGTAATTGGTCACTGGGCTCCCCTTTCAGGAGGAAAAGGGACCGGCCGCCAGGCCAGCCCCTTCGACGTTTCGGCTTACTGGGGCATCGAGTAGAAGATGTCGATCACCTGGGTGCCGGAAGCGGGCAGCGAGGCCGCGGCGATGGTGCCGATGATGGTCTCTTCAGCGGTGGATGGCGCCACCTGGCCAGCCACAGCGGTCATGCCGAAGAAGGCAGGGGCGCCATCAGCGGCGGTCGAGGTTGCGGCGGCGCGGTACTTGCCAGTGCTGGAGGCGTTGCCGATGGCCAGGGTAGCCGAAGCGCCCATGGTGGCGTTCTGGGTGATGACGCCGAAGGCGAAGGTCGCGCCGACGGGCAGGATGCCGAGCACCAGGGTGTCCGAGGTGGTCTGGGTATTCCAGGTGATGGTGGCGCGCATCCGCTTCAGGCGAGCCTGATAGACGGAGGCTTGGGGCTTGTAGCCGACAGGAATCGCGGTGAGGTTCGCGGTGCCGGCCATTTCAGCAGAGTAGTAGGCGGCCATTTGATTCTCCAGAGGAAGGACGAAGGGGAAGAAGCGGTTTGACCAGACCCCGAAGGGTCTGGTCAGGAGGGGTTTACTTGCAGCAGATGATGCCGCAGCGCTTCTCTTCGGTCCGAGCCGCGCCGATGGTCTCGGTGATGTAAACCTGCATCGAGTTGCGCTTGTCGGGACGGCGGTCGACGCTGGCCTGGATGTCGTTCCAGATGCCCAGGGTCATGCCGGACTTGGCCCAGAAGGGCACCAGCCAGCGGGAACCGAGGACGTAGTTGCCGTCCACGTCCGAGGAGGTCAGACCGCTGTTCAGGGACAGCGTGCTGGCAAAGTTCGCGGCGCCGGGGATCCGCTCGGAGTGGATGAAGTTGAACCCCATGAAGTTGGTGATCTTGCCATCCACCAGGACCGGGCGGGTGTTGTAGTCCGTGTTGATAAACTGCGCTTCGTTGCGCAGGTTGTCGTTCTGCTGGGCGCTGACGATCATGTAGAGCGGATCGTTGTCCACGTCCACGTCGGACAGTTCCAGCAGCTTGCGGGCGGCGCGCAGCTTGGCGATGTTCAGCCCGGTCGCGGCCGAAGCGCCGACGGTGGAGGCCACCATCTGGGAACCGGAGTTGTAGGCGGACAGCAGGCCGGTCGCGTTCGTGCCGGTCTCACCCGTGTTGTTCGAGCCGAGATGACCGGCGATGATCACGTCGTCCTGCGCGCGACCCATGGCCATGGTGCCGGCCTGGGCGTAGTAGCCGGTGGGGTCGATCAGCAACCGGAGCTTGTCCTGATTGTCGACCAGCTCGGCCCAGTCCGCGTCGATGGGATAGATCCAGCGGCGATCCTGGGGAGTGGAGATGAGGGGCGTATCGGTGTGCCGACCCTGGTTGAACACCGGGTTGACGGAACCGATCTGCTCCATCATGGAGGCGGCCTTGCCGAAGAACTGGCGGTTCTCTACGGCGCCGCGCAGGCGCGAGCCCTTCTGCTGAAGGAGCATCGCAACGACGGTCGAGTATTCCTGGACCTGGGCAGTGGTGATTTGATAGGACACAATGTCCTCCGAGGAAAAGTTGAAAGCATTGACCTTTAGGGGGTCATCTACCCTCGGCTTGTCCTCGGATGGAGGGGCCAGCTACGGCTTTGAGAGAAGGCTGCGGGAACTAATCGAAGAGATCGGCCTTATCCGCTTTTGCCTTCCGAGGCTTCTTAATGGGTTCCGTCTCCGGAACGGGCTCGTCGGCCTCGGTGATGTGATTATAGAACCGAGTTGAGATTTCCGCAACATGCTCGATGTTGCCGTAGGTGCCATCGGATTTGCACTGGAGGATGGCCAGCTCCAGGCAGCGGAGTCTGATTTCATAGGTGTCCACTAGGAACCTTCCGGATACGCGAAGGCATTCAGCTTGGACAGTTCGGCCCGGGCCCCGGCGTCACCCCGAGAGAGCTTGGTGATGAAGTCACGGTCGGCTTTCAGCTCGGCGATCTTGGCCAGGGCCTGCCCCGGAGTGAGCGCGTTGCCGAACTTCTGTCCACCTTCACCGGTGACGAAGTCGGGTTCGCCGGTCTTCGCGCCGATCTTCTGGAACAGCTCCATGGTGGCCTTGAGCCCCATGTTGGCTTCCATCTTGTCGATGGTGGCCTTGTCGATGCCGAGCCCGCGCACCGCGGCCTGGGCCAGCGCGACGTTCTGCTGGAACGCGGCGCCCCATGCCGTCTTGAGCGCGGCGTCGTCGGTGGCGATGGAAGCGTCCAGCGCAGCGTTGCTGGCGGTCTGGGCGGCCGTGGCCTGCTCGTTCCACCAGGCGGCCAGGCCATCGCCGGCGGCCTTCGGGATGCCCAGCTCATGCAGCTTGGCCGCCACGCCCGTGGCGAACTCGGGCGGCACGCCCTCGGGGACGGGGATCTTGTAGCCGGAAGGATCGGACGGCCGGCCGAGCTTGTCGTAAAAGGAAGCCAGTTCCGCAGGCGCTGCGTCCGGGTTGGGCAGCACCACCGTGCGGCCGGCGCGGTCCGCGCCCAGCAGCTTCTCCAGGTTGACGTAGGACTCAACCACCTGGGTCGGATCGGTCCAACCCTTGTTCTGGACGTAGCCCACCCGGGCTTCGTCGGCGCCGGTCAACCATGCGGGGGCGGCGACGGGCGGAACGATTGGCGCCGTGGTGAGGGTGGTGGCTGCAGAAGGGGCCGGGACTGCCGGCCCAGGAGGTGTTCCGCCTTGTCCGTCGGCGACGGGGGTGAGAAGGTCAGTCATGCAAGCTCCTTAGTTTACCGAAGCGGTCAGGGTGTGCCCTTCGACCTCGTCCTTGACCTCGTTGGTCATGACGAAGTGGACTGCGCTGAAGTCGGGGCTGATGTCGGCGGCCAGGGCCTGGATCTCTTCCAGGAAGAACTCCTGGGGGAGCGGCTTCCACAGGCTGCTCTGCTTGGTGGGGGCGGCCGGGGCCGCGGGGGTTGCCGTCTCGGGGACTGCATCCTTGGCGACGTCGGGCGGCGTGATGGTGAAGCCCTCACTCTGCAGGAGAGCTTCGGCCTGGGCTTCGGGGGTCAGTTCGTCAGGCATTGGGGCTCCTTGGGGGTTGGGGCGCGTTGACGCGCAGGAGTTCGTAAAGCTCTTCATCCGTCATGTTCAGGTTGTTGAAAATTCTCAACCAGACCTCCCGGCGACCCTCAGCCACAGCGTGCAGCCGGGGGTCGGGATGAAAGGTGCTCTCGCGGGCGCGGCAGAACCGGGCCAGATCACAGAGCACTTCCTGTCCAAGGGGGCCTTTGAACGTGAGGCAGTAGGCGTTGCGGCGCCTGCTGATGAAGTCGCGGATCGGATCGAAGATGCTCACTGGCCACCGCCGGGCTGGCCCTGGTTGGGCATGCTGCCCTGCGGCGCCACAGCCTTGGTCATGGCCGCCATGCCAGGCAGCGCCTGGGTGAGTTGGGCGGCCTGCTTGTCCTGCTGCCGGCCCTGGCGCAGCTGAGCCACAGCGTCGGCGCTGCGGATGAACCTGGACGGCGCGCCGTTGATGTCGGCCACCTCGGGGGTGATGACGTCGAAGTCATACCAGTCCATGACGCTGGGGTCCTGGGTCTGGCTGGCGATCTCGGCGGAATACTGGACGCTGCGCATGATGCCGGACGCCGCTTCGGAGCGCATCTGCCGGTTGAGTGGCGCATCGTACTCGATCTTGTATTCGGCGTTGGCATCCAGGATGATCTGGGGCGGCGGGGGGATCAGGCCCTGGTAGACCAGCAGGTCGAACTCCCGCTCGATCATCGGGCCCAGGCCTTCGCTCTGGAACCGGCCCATGGTGGGCGAGATGAGCGCGCCCTTCTCCCGGGCCCGCTCCAGAACTTCCGTCGCCGTCATCTGGGGCGTCTCGACCAGGATCTGGAACAGGTCGATCAGGAACCCGGAGTTGATGGCCTTGCGCTCATCCTCCATGATCTCCTGGCCGATCCGGGGATCTCCGGTGGGCAGCGCATGGACCAGGGGACGGCCATCGGCGGACACGCCACCGTAGTTCAGGGCGCCGTTGCGCATCTGGAATGAGTCCAGGATGCCATCGTCGTAGGCCAGCAGCACCGGATCAAGCGCGCGGTGCCCAACCTTCAGGACGACCTTCTTCTCCTCGTTCAGCACGTTGATGCTGGGGAAAACGTTCATGGCCGGACCGCGGCCGTAGTCCTCGCCCGGCGCGGTCAGGTAGCGCGCCACGCTGTATGGGAAGGTGCGATAGCCGCCTTCCTCCAGCAGATGCCGCGCATCCTTCAGAACGTAGTGGGAACTGAACCGCTTGCCCTTCGCGTCGATCCTGTTGCTGTCGTATTCGCGGTTCGGCCGGACACAGTGGACGAGGAACACTTCCTCTTCGGGCGCGGCGCTGAGCTTGTCCTTCAGGGACTGTGGAAGGTTGTCCTTGCCCCAGCGCTGGGCGATCTGCCGCAAGGTCATCTTGAACCGACGATAGACAGTGTCGACCTGGCCTTGGTGGTTGACCGAGAAGAACAGTTCGCCCAGGGGAATCTGCCGGTAGCGCAGGCCGCGGGCGCTGGGGTCGGTGGGATCCCGGTAGGCATCGGTGAACAGGCCACAGGTGCCGAACGCGCCGATGGAGATGAAGCCTTCGTGCATGTTGCTGTGGAACCCAGACCGTGGGGAATACCGGTAGTGGAACATGGTGTCGGCCACCAGGTCATACCAGTTCATCGCGTCCCTGGACTTGCGCAGGGTGGGGTCAGTCGGCCGGATTCGGTGCCACTGGGATCCCATGGGGACCAGTTCAGACTCCATGATGCTGGCGAACTTGAGCAGGGCGCCATTCGCCGTGACGTCGAACTGCTCCTGGTTCCTCTGCTGGCCGGGGACCGTGTTGCCCTGGGAGAAGAAGCTGGTGCTGTAGTAGGGCAGCACCTTCTGAGAGACTTGCTCCCACTGCGCTTCCCAAATGCCCCGTTTGCTGAACTTAATTTCGGCAGCGCGCAGGATCTCATCGACGAGATCGGTGTTCTGGGGGGTGACCGCAGGTTCAGCCATCACTGCCCCAAAAGTGTTTTCGACGCGGACTGGGTGCTGTTGAGCCCACCGCCGCCGGTCAGCAGAGTGGCGGATCGCCCACGCTGCAGCATCATCTGCTGCTGCTGAGCGGCCACGTCCAGGCTGTCCGAACTGTTGCCGAGGGTCGGCGCCGGGGGCGGGGCCGCGGGATCCGCCGGCGTAGAATTGTCGCCGATGCCGAAAGGATCCACCATGGTCTTGAAATTCAGCGGGTGCTGGAAGTTTGTCCCGGTATGAAACATGCTTCCCACGGCGACCCCCAAATAGCAACGTGGTGAGAATACCACAACACGCAAGCTATGAGAAGACGTCGAAGTCCTGGCCCGGGACCGCGGTGCGCCGAGGAGCGTCCCTGGGGCCCAGGTGCTTGGGCCTGGCGTCGCCCCAGACCACTCCGGTGCCCTGCCCGGGTGTGGTAGGGCCAAAGACTGGGTCGTCCATCCCCTCGGCCACCCTGGACCGGTTCCTGCGTGTTTCTCGGTTCAGGGCCAGATCGGAGCCGCCCATGCCCAGGACCGCGTACTGCAGTGCGTCGTGGGGATGGGAATACTGGTTCTTCTTGGGGGATTCGTGGTAGGTGGCGCTGCCGGACGTGGCCACCTTGGCGAAGCAGTATCCGCCGGCGAACCCCTTGCGCAGGACCCCGCAGCCCGGGTTGAGCATGAAGCCCGGCTTGCCATCCACCATCCGGTTGAGGAAGGCCGACACCGCTTCGATGCGCAGGGTGGGGTCGTTGGTGCCCGCAGGCTTCCAGCGCCAGGGGGTCCGGCTGTTCATGATCTCGAAGATGGTCCGCTCGTCGGGACCGCGTGAAGTCCCGGCCGGATCGCCGATGGCTGCCGAGACCTGGAAGTCAGGGTAGCGCTGCTTCATGAACGCGGTCAGGGAGTCGGCGAAGCGGATGATGCCACTGTCGTCGCACACGAACTCATCCACCACCAGGATGCGGCCGTCCGGCCACTGCTGACAGATGGCACAGGCAGGGGTCAGCCCCCAGTCGGCGCCGAGCACCAGGGGAATACCTGGGAGGGGAAGGACGGGGGATTGGGGGACGTGGACGCTGTCGCGGAAGCTGGGGTAGACGACCTGGCCTTCGATGAGGAACCCGTCGAGGCCATCCACGTAGACCTTAACGAACTCCGCATCCTTTCCCTCCATTAGTGTTAGGTAGTAGTCTTTCGGCAAGTTATGGATGTTCTCTGCTTCAGGGCTACGGCCGCTGGGTTGCCGCATCATGACCCAGTTCTTGGGAATCTTAACCCCGGGGTCTGTGGGGCTGAACACTTTGTGCAGCCAGTGCTCCGTGTCGCTAGGGTTGCTGGTGAGTAGGATGCCCCGCCAGGTGCAGCCGCCTTGCAGCCGGGATGGGTACCGCCCCACGCGAGTGGTGAGCACGTCAAGAACACCCTTTGGGATCTCCCGGCACTCGTCGATCCAGGCTCCGGTGATTTCCAGGGAGAGCAGCTTGGACACGTCTTCCTCGGTGTCAAGCGGCAAAAACATCACTTCAATGTCCAGCCCAGGCGCCTGGATCCGGTGGACGATGGGGGATCCGCCGATGGTCAGCTTGCCAAAGGTCCGGGGGCACCATTGTTCCCAACTCTTCAGGGTAGTGGACTTAAGCATAGCGAAAGTGTTACGTATTATGGCCCAGCGGGTACGCCGGATGCCGTCAGGCCCAGGTTCCTGCGCCATGCTGCGGCGAAGGATTTCCACACAGGCCCCGGCGGTCTTGCCACTTCCTACCGGACCGATGAGTACTCTCACGAAAGAGTCATCCTCCATCCAGGCCTTGACGACGGGGCCACTTGGGGTGAAGTTGATCTCGCTCATTTGAACACCATGAACTTGTCGAGGTAGTTGGCGGCTTTGCGGAGAAGCTCCGGGTCGTCGTGGGCGTAGCCAAGCATCGAGTTGCACCGGACGCAAAGAACACCCCGGACAAAGCCCGAGTCGTGGCAGTGATCGATGTGTGTGTTCTTCGGACCGAGGTCGACGAAAAGTCTTCCGCAAACCGCGCACGCGCCATTCTGCTCCGCCATCAGATCAACGCCGTCGGTGCCATACGCGCGAACCTTTCGCACTAGTCCGTTCTTGTCCTGACTGGCTTGGACTTTTTCGGGGTTCGCCTCTCGCCACACCCGATTGCGTTCTGCGCTGCAAACTCGGCAATAAGGAAACTTGTGGTCTTTAGTGTGCAGCTGGTTGTAGTAGTTGGCCCGCGGAGACGCCACTCCGCATCCGCGGCAAACTTTCAAATCTTCAGCGACCTCAATCAAAGATGCTCCCCTCGACCACCTTCGGCGCATTGGGTGCCACCAGGCCGTTTATGTTCAGGACGAAGCCCACCGCGGACTCGGACTTATCCTTTTCGCCCAGCCCGTACAGCGCCTGCTTCTGCTTCAGCGCCTGGCTGTAAGCGTTGGCGTTGCCGGTTTGGCGAGCAAACTTGATCAGTTGCTCGATCTCTTCCACCGCTTCCTTCACGGTGTAGGTCGCACTGTCGTCCAGGGCCCGGGCCACCTTCTTGCGGTAGTCCTCGACGGCTTCCTTGATCTGATCCATCTCCAGCAGCTTCCAGCCGCGGGTGTGCGCCGCCTGGGGCGCGAAGCCGGCGCCGATGGCCGCCTGGGTCGCGTTGGCCCCATTGCAGTAGAGTTCCACGAACTTAACCTGCTGGGAGGTGAGAGGCTTGGCGCGGGTGCGGTATTCCTTTTTCAAGGGAGCTTCTCCCAGATGACGATGTAGAGGTCGGGGTAGTCGAGGATCGAGTGGAGGTCATAGCCTTCGGACAGGCAGGAGTTGAGGTGGTCCTGGAGCGCGGTGGGCGTGTCCTTGGGAATGGTGATGGCCTGGAAGCGGGGAGGCATGGGGCTACTTGCCGTCCCGCGCAGCCTTGGCGGCTGCGAGCTTTTCAGTGAGGCCGTTGATCCGGGCCTTGAGCGCCATGACGGCGGACTCTCGCCCGTAGAGGTATTGACGCCCGATCGGGGTTTCCAGGACGTAGTCGGCCTCGAAGGTCGCCGGACGCTCGGCTGGGAAGTGCCCTGCGGATTCCAGCTTGGCCACCCGATCAGCCAGGTCGTTGATCGCTGCCTGGTAGGTGGTGCTGTCGGGGTAATGGGGCTGAGGAACCGACGTCTTGTCGGCCAGGAGCTTCGACAGTTCCGAGACCGCTTCCCTGCTACCCGCCACCCGGTAGGCATGCTTTCCGTTGTTGAAGGCGTAGTAGATGAAGTTTTCGAGACTTGGCCGGCCGTAGGACTTGGCAAGATCGTCCTGAAGCCCCGCGACCTTCGCCTTAAGCTCGGCGTTCTCCAACTTCAACCCGTCCACTTCGGACTGTGGCGCCAAAAAATACCAGTAGGGGAATGGAAACATGACGGGCTCCTTGTGGTTCCCATTGTAACCCGTTGCGCAAGGGGTGACAAAAAATTTTTTATGGAAAGACCCTATCGCGTGAGGACTTGGCCCCGGGCTTCACGGCGCCGGCCCGAATCCGGCCCCCCGGCTCCCTCTGGCCGAAAGATCGCAAGGGTCCCCCTCGACCAGGCCTGAGCGTTCGCCCACGTCCAGACGCGCCGGCCGGCCCCTGCGGATGGGGTGCGATAGCAATGACGTGCTCATCAAAGAGTCGATATTTATGAGCGTGCAGCTGACAGTTATGAATGATGAGTAGCGCACCTATACAGCACATGGGTTTTAGGCTTATGAACAAGGTTACATAATGGTCGTTATCTAAAGCTATGAGCGTGACGCATGAGAGATGATGCAGGA